CTCTGCAAGATCTTCAGCAGTTAAGGCTATTTCACGCTTTTCTATTTGCGTATCAATGGTTCCTGGGCATATCTCAGTAATCTTGATTCCGTATTCAGGGAACTCTAGTCTCATTGTATCAACTAGCGCCATCATGCCTCTCTTGGCATTTATGTAGTTTCCACCACTACGGTATGGAACCTTTCCTCCTAAAGAACTTACAAATATGATGGTTGGAGAAGCAGACCTTTTCATGCACGGAACAAAAAGCTGAGAAAGATACATTGGACCAGAGACATTAATATCATATGCTCTTCTAAAGTTATCCATTGTTTCATTAATGATAAAGGTAGGACCTGACCCTCCACCAGCATTATTTACAAGAAGATCAAGAGTTATATCCTTGTATTTTTCAAAAAAGGCTTTGATTTCGTTAGGACTAGTAATATCCATCTGATATGTCTCAACATTATCTGAAACAAGTTCATTAACTTTAGAAAGGTTCCTAGAAACAGCTATTACCTTATATCCATTCTCAGATAGAAGTTTTACTGTAGCATAGCCAACGCCCTTGCTAGCCCCCGTTACTATGGCTGTTTTCAAATTAATGAATCCAGTGTTGTGGAACCATATACTTAAAGCCACTCTTAACTAAGTGTGCTGTATGGTGATATGGAGGCGAAGGAGGGAAAACAATAACGCTTCCTGCCTCTGGCTTTACATAAAACGTAAAAGAATTGTCTTGAGCTTTTGCAAGATCCATATCAGGGTGAGGTCCACCATTATACATTGGTCCGTCAGGTGATCCGATTGTAAATGAAATCTCTCCGCCTTCGTAATCATCATTTAAGTACATTACAAAAGAAACCTTTAGTCTTTCATCCCCTTCTTGTTGGTCAAAGTGTGCCCCCATGTATGTTCCTGCTTGATACTTCTTAATAGGGTACATATCAAAAAGTTTTGGTTCTTCTGTAATACCCTGAGCTTTTGCATAGTCTCTAGCTACAACATCAAAAGCATCTTTTAAGGTATTGTAGATATAATCATTGTTAGCATCTTTAATTCCCTGAGATTCTGAAGAAGATATGCTTCTATCAGTTCCATACACATAATGCTCCCCGCTGCATGCAGCCCATTCGCCCCAGTTTGTTGACTCATCGCCTTCAATTGCAGCCATTAACTTCTTTGGATCTTCAATTACGTTTGTGTAGTAGTAGACCTTTTCTTCTAGGATGTTTTTATTCATCTGTATTCTCCATTCATGAGTACTTGTTGTCTTGATAAAAGTTTGAAACCTTTACAAATCCTACTATAACATATCTTATGGGTCCTTCTCCAACATGCTTAACGCCATGCTCATGCTCTTCATCCCCTGGGAAAAACAGCAAATCTCCTGGTTTTGGCCTCAAAGATATATCAAGATTTGGAAAGAAAATTTCTCCATCTATATACTCATCGTTTAAATAAATTATAGTGGCATATTTTATTGATGGGTCTGTATGTTGATCTGTGTGAGACTTTAACTCTACGCCTGGCTGCATTCTTTGAATTGTTGCAAGTCCGCTCAAGTTTAACTCTGGATCACACTGTGTAACTATATCATTAAGCCTATCATAAAATATTTTTTGTTCTTTATGATTTGTAATATTTAAATTTTTATCAACCCAGTTTTGAGTAATTTCAAATTTGCCTTCAGCAACAAGGTTATCAACATCATCTCTTCCAAATTTTTCTAAACAAAAAATTTTTAAGTTGCTCATATATTCTACTTCCCAATCTGCTTGGGATGCCCCATCTATTATATTTAGAACAAAATCAAGCTCATCTTTGTTTAAGAAGTTTTTTATACAAATTATATTATTTGTAATTTCTTCAAATATAAAGTTGTCTTCTTTAAGTTTTTCCTTAAAGGTTTCAAGCATTTGGAATCTCATCAGACTTGTACTTATTTCCGTCCTTGTCTAATTTCCAGCCTTGCTTCAATAGCTCTTGCCACTCTGCTCTTTCAATTTCTTGCTTTGCCCTAGTTTCTTTCATTTCTGCTGCCCAAGCATCTCTAACTTCTTGAGGGTAAGCATCTTCTTCTCTATCATCCCAAAAAGATCCTATAGTATATCTTACACCACTAGTAATAAGAGATACTTCGTGCATATTATTAAATCCTCCGTCAAAAACAGCAAGCATTCCAACCTTTGGTTGAATCTCTATATTTTGATCTGGGAATCTAAGAAGTCCGCCTTCAAATTCATCATTAAGGTATAAAAATCCAGCATATCTACTTCTTGTAAAAGCACCAGAGTTTCCGTGCTCATCAGTGTTGTCAGAATGTACTCTAGCGTATGCTCCTGGCTCCCATTTTTGTGTATGGTATCCAATCTTTGAAATTATTTTTGGGTCAAGATCATGTACTGATGCAATTGCTTCTGGCATTATTTTTTCAATATCTGAAAAAATTGTTGGTACCAAACCAGCGTCAACAACTTCTTGATCATTGTCTTGTGGTAGCACAGATGAGTATGACTCATAAAAAGATATTGGCATCCAAGAAAGCTTGCCATTTTCTGCCTGAGCATCTAAAGCATTAACCATTTTTTGACACTCTTCTTTACTTATAAAGTCTTCATAAACAACTATGTCTTTTGTTAACCTTACTTTATTATCTAGGTTCATTTGATCCTTCTTTCTTTTTCGGCACTGATTTTATTTGGATGATCATCTCTAAACTTTTGCATAATGTCTGGCTGCATTTCTGCCCAAAGAGCAGACCCAAACTCTTTTTCTTTTTCAAACCATTCGGCATCTCCAGGGGAGTACTTCATCCAGTACATTCTTGATAAATACTTATTTGATCCAGTGGCTGGCATTACTCCATGAAGATATACGGACCCATTCTTTTTTAATATATCTGGGTGACCTGATGGGAACACCAAAAAATCTCCCGCCTCTGGCTTATACATGTAGGCTTCTCCATCAACTATAAAGTCAATCTCTCCACCTTCATAGTCATCATTAAAATAGGCAAGTGCCGTTATTGCAAACTTATATCCTGGACTAACGATAGGCTCTCTAATATAGTCAGAGTGGTATGTCATTGCAACTTCATCCTGAATGTCTGTTCTATACCTTGCAATTGAAGGGCCAGTCATTCTCCACTCTTTTATGGGCTCTCCGCTATTTGTTAAAACATCTCTTTCTGTGTCAAAATCAACATTGTTTTTAACGGCATAGTCTTGTGTTACTAAATAAAAGTTTTTAAATAGTTCTAAAATTGCTAGCTTTTGTTTTTCTTGTTTTTCTGTTTTTGTTTCTATAGCCTCAATATACTCTATTGAAAGACCGTGTGGATGATTTGCAAAAGTTGGGTTTAGGTATGTACCAAATAGTGACCACTGTGTCCAAGGACTAAACAAGCCATCATCTTCTCCATTAGAGTTTTTTAGTTCTGAATATGTTGAATCTATATCTTTAAAAACATTCTTGTATACAAAAATTTGAGGATAGATTTCAATTGGATCTAAAACTTTTTCTGTCATGGCTTTCTGTCTCCTGTATGCTCTGTTATTTCCCAAAAGAAAGGACAGGTATATCTAACTCCACTCTTAATTTCTGTTACTCCGTGAATATAATTCATATCACCTGGGAAAAAATAAGCAGCGCCTTTCTTGGGCTTAAACTGAACACCTTGTTTTGGGAAGTATAACTCTCCACCTTCATAATCTTCATTCAAATAAAACAGACTTGACAGATCATAGTTTGGAAAATCGTTTGGAAGTCCAGCATCTGGACCTTCGTGCAGTTCTTTGTCTGCGTGAGGGTTTTGAAACTGTCCTGGAAGCCATCTAACAATTGTTGTTCCAGTTGGAATAACTCTTACTTTATAAAACTCTTCAACAATTGGCTTTAGTCTTTGAAACAAACCTGCAATAATTGGAGCAATAGCTGGATCATTTTTATCTAAAGATGGGCTTGTGCAAACTCTATCTTTCCAATAATCAGAGTCATAGACAACTGTTCCATTTTCATTAACATGACTTTCTGTTACATCCCATATAGTTAAAGATTTTGCAGCTTTTTCTAAAAACTCCATCTCTTCTACAGTCATAAAATTTTCCAGCTCAACGATCATGTCTTTCCCATCACCAAACCAACCAGAAGGGGTTAAAGATGGCTTTCTAACCACAACAGATGCATTTATATTATCCATAATTAGATTATACCATTTCCTTTGTTAGTACGACTATCAATCACAGAAAGCCTTAAAGCCTTTACTTCGTGACTACCCAAAGATTCTCCTTTTTCATTTACTGCATCTCTATACCAGTCGGTCCATGATCCAGAAGAGTTTACAACTTGTGCTGCAGTTCCATAGGAAACATTTGCATCCATTCTTTTTCTATCTTCGTCTTTGTAGTCAAGTATCTCAATAGAAGAATTGTTTAGGGTTGATAAAGAAATGGGTATTATTGTTGCCAATGGAGTATGTGCTTTAATTGTTACTTTTTCCCCTGACTTTTTTGCTTTTATTGCAAGTGGCAAGGGATTATCATAAAAAGATGTACTGATAAGGTTAGACATAGTTTCAAAATCATTGCTAAAAAAGTTTACTGGGTTTATGGTAAGCATGCTTATGTCTTCAGATGTTCTAAAAACTAATCCCGTGTTTAGACTTATGGTTGACTGACCTCTTCCACCGTAAGAACCTTCTGGTGCTTTAATTATCTCAATATGATCTTGAGTTTGATCGTTTATACCATCCCAAACAAACTCTATGTCTTGGTCACAAGAAAGGCTCCAGCCAACCACATTTGATTGTGTTACTGGAAAGCACCTATATGCGTGACCTTCTGATGTTTCATCCATCCAGTCTCTTTTTATTGACATTGGCAAAATACTAAATGATGAACCATTCATCTTTTCAGCAAATATATTTAACATCACTCTGCCTCTGGAACGTACATCTCTGGAGTATGAAACTTTTTGTTATAGTCTAACATCGTAACAATTGAATATTTTGTTCCTGATGTTACTGGCATTGCTTTATGTGGATACATAAAGTTTGAAGGGAATATATAGAGATCTCCAGCTTTTGGCTTAATCTTTAAGTCTTGTAACCTAAAGTACAATTCTCCACCTTCGTAATCATCGTTTACATATGACACTAAAGAAACAGTACAGTTATAAGAAAACCCGTGGTCGTGGTGCTCCTGAAAATGTTGACCTGGGCCATACTTGATAAAGTTAAAAGCTTCCCAATACTTTAAATCCATAATGTTATAGTCTTTTCTATAGTCTTCAACTGCTGGGGATTGTGCATCATATACATCTTGCCACAGTGATTGAAGATTTAAAGATGTCTGACTCTTATCTTGCTCAATATCTGTTTTTTTAAATTTAAAGTCATTGCAGTCTCTATATTCTGGCATTAACTGTTGGTATCCTACATAGGCAGGAAGCCAACTATATCCAGTTTTATCTCCTACTGGCTTTAAGTTAGACTCTAATCTTCCTATTACGTCAATATCACTTTTGATTACATCTCTATAGCAAACAATACCGTTGCCTAGATTTTCTTTTGAGCTCCAAGTGTTCATCATTACCCCTTATTTATATTCTCTTCTAGTCCAGACATGGTTTTTATAAATACCGCCATCTGGTTGACGGTAGAATTTCATGTTATTCATCATTTTATCATAAATTTCTTTGTCTTTTAAAAATTCTAACTTATGATCCCAGTTTTCTCTTTTAAAAGGAAGGATCTGCAAGTATGGTGTTCCTGCTGGTATTGTTCCTTCCCAATCTTTTGCTATAAAAAACGGAAATGTTCCTAATAGATGAACCTTGTCGCTATCTACAATTCCTGTTGTATTCATAAAAGGTAGATCAAATCTATTCATTGGAGTCATAAACAAAGCGCTGTATCCTTCAGGTAGCTCTATGCCCCATCCTGAGTACCAGGCAAAGTGATCTTTATAAAATCCTTCTGGATGCTCAAACTGAGGCATTGCAAGTCTTCTTGTACAGAAATCTTTGTTTTTAGGATCATCAATTTTTACATCTATTGATCCTTCTGGTGTTTTAAAGAATGTAATATCACATGGTGTTTTTAAAACATACCCTGTTGAAAAACCATCCATAATTGCTGGGCATGCCTTCCAAGTTGGTATCTTTCCGTAATCATCTGTAGTTCCTTCTTTTGGAAAGGGACACACCTCTTTAGGTGCTTTATAGTATTCACCATTAGGCATTTTTGCAAATCTATCTGCATCTTTATACCATTTTGGAATTTCATTTTGTGTTGGAGTCGGAACTGATGGGTTTTCAGAATTTACCCAAGATCTATAAGATCTAAATATTGCAGTCTGCGATATTTGTTCAGTCATTACTTATGACCTATCTCATTTATATCTGTCATAATAACAACACAATATTTTGTACCAGACTCCATTGGAAGTGAGGCATGCTCATAAATATAGTTTGATGGAAATACTGCTATGTCTCCAACTCTTGGCTTGTATACCAAGTTATCTAGTCTTGGAAACTTTAAATCCCCGCCAACATAGTCATCATTTATATAGATCACAGCAGAAACTGTGCAATTATAAGCAGGCCCATGGTCTGCATGAATATTAAAATGTGTGCCAGCACCTTCATATTTTACAAAGTTAAAAGCTTCGTAATACACTACATTAATGCCCCAATACTGTGCATAATCATCTATACAATACTTTAGTTTTTGATAAATTTCTTCATGCAGATCTATTAATTCAGAGTTATACTCATCTCTTGGCCCTAAGTTTTCCTGTTTATATTTAAAGTCTACTGCGTCCCTTGCTTTTTTAATTGGAACTGTAGAGTTTGTTACTTGTGCTTCTGACCACTTATACTTGGAACCAGTTGACAAATTGGACTCAAGGGTGTTGATATATCTTTTTGAATCCTCTAAAGAAAATGTGTTGTGGTACACATGTAGACCTAGCCCTAAATTTTCAACAATAAATCTATTGTCTAGCACTCTTTCGGGCACTCTGTTTGATGCTGTCTCTGACCTGTCTTTTGTAAACCATGGGTTTTCATTTTCATTGTAGATATCCATTGTTACCACCCCTTTATTTTATTATAACATAGTACTTCATAATACACAACTTTTTAGCGTGTGCTAGCTCTCAAGGCTTAAGATTCTTTTCCCCATTTTCCAATAGGGCACTCCGCAATTTTAAGTGTCGTCTTTGCTTTCATAATACATCCACACTGTGTGCATTGAGTTGTTATTTTCATAAAATGATCACAGGACTTACATATTTCAAACCTTTTGTCTATTATTTCTTTATCTGTTATCCTGGCATCTGAATCTAACAAGTGCCAAGGCCTAGATGAGCCAATATTTTTTTTCCAATTTTCCCACGCCTCAGACATTTTTAACTATCTAAATGCTGTGTAAGAACAGTGCCGTCCCAATTAAAGGTTTGTCCAATTGGATTTATTATATCTAGTGTATATTTAACCAAAATTGTTTCCCCCGAAAAAGCTGCCTCAAACATTTCTGAATCAGGAGAATTTATTTTCATGGTTGCTGAAAAAACTACCTTATCGTCACACAAAAAAACATACCTATTAATAGTATCAAGATATTCATTATCTAGCGGTGTTCCTAGATTAATGTTTCCACCAGTAAATGAAGTACCGTCCCACGTTGCTCCTCTTACTGCAGATGTTTTATGTTCTGCTGCATTCATTCCAGTTATTGGAAGTCCTGTTTCAATTGCTGCATCTAAAACCGTTGTATCGTGTTCAGGACTAAGAATAACTTTTTTAATGCAATCCCAAGTGTTGTTACTATTTTTTGTTAGTATAGCGTACATAAGGTTTTTCTCCTTTTATTAAAGTATATCATATGCATTAGTAGTAACATCCACCACATAATGACTGGCATGTAGAAGAACAGTTCCATGGTGGTGCATAGCAGTTAGCTCCACAGTTAAAGCTTGTAAAGGATGGAGGGAAGAATGGGAAGAACGGTGGGAAGAATGGGAAGAACGGGAAGAATGGAGGCGGGAAGTATGGAGGGAAGAAAGGTGGGAAGAACGGTGGGAAGAATGGGAAGAACGGTGGGAAGAATGGGAAGAACGGTGGGAAGAATGGTGGGAAGAAAGGAGGGAAGAACGGGAAGAATGGAGGGAAGAATGGCGGGAAGAAAGGAGGAAAGAATGGTGGGAAGAATGGA